TGCCTTCCACGTCGGTCGCGGTTGTGGACGTGCACGCGAGTGAGGCCGCGTTGCAGCAAGAGGTCGTGCGCGAACTCACCTCGCGCGGCTGGACCGTCTGGGAAGGCCCCAAGGGCAGCAAGGGCGGCGGCGCCATCTTCTACACGGACGGCGTGCCCGACATCACCGCCTTCAAAGCGCTCCGGCGCATCTTCTGGCTCGAACTCAAGCAACCCGGCAACGGCCCCACCGTCAAGCAACTCCAGCGGCACGCCGAACTGCGCGCCGCTGGGTTCGACGTCACGGTCGCCTGGACCCTTTCCGAGGCGCTCGCCCTCGCAACGCAACTGGAGCACGTATGACCGCATCCACCGCCGCCGACCTCATGCCCTCCCTCGCCCAGTTGCTCCAAGGCGCACCCACGGTCGCCGCAGGACGGGCTACGCCCGGCCAGTCGGCGGTCAGACCCACCCCCGCGCCGATCACCGACCCGGCCCCCAAGTCGCCCGGCAAGCCCCGCTCCTTCGTCGCGCGCTCCCAGGTCCTCAGGGCCAGCCCGCACAAGCAGGGCCTCGCCGCGCGCCAGTACGCCGAGCTGTGGTTCCAGGCGCTGCGCCGCTGGAAGGTGCGCGAAGTGGATGTGCCGAGCGCTCGGCAAGGCAGCGCCACCTACGCGACCGAAGTGGAGTTCTACGGCGTCGCCCTGGGCGGCACCCAGCGAGCGCACTACCTGACCACGCCCTTCGAGGACGCCGAGGGCGGCGAGATGCTCAGCGAGCGCGAGGTCGGGGCCGCCATCACCGCCATGACCCTGGCCGGGGTGCCCGAGACGGTGCAGCTCGGCAAAATGCTCGAGCGCCTGCGCACCCACCCGCACTGCACCCCCGCCTCCCTGGAGCGCGAGCGCGGCTGGGCCTACCCCAGAGAGCGCACCGTCCGGTACGCCGTCGCGGTCCTGACCCTGGCCGTGCGCCTGCGCGACCCGCGCGCCGAGCAATACCTCGCCTTGCTGAAAGATCAATTGCGAAATGTGCAAGGTGAAGCTATCCTTTAGGTAGCGTTAAAAATTGTCACCACAAACCGAGGGCGCCCGAAAGGGCGCCTTTGTGCTGGGCATCCCTCGAGGTGTAAACCCCAGGCGGACTTTCGCCGCCCACCCAGGTGGCTTTTTTGATGCCCGCGCCTCCCCACTGCAACGGCTCGCCGGGACCGAACCCGGTCGCGCCTCGATCCAGTGGACCCGAGGCCGGGCACGCCTTCGGGCACCCCCAAACCAAGATCCGCCCAATCGGGCACCCCCAGGAGGACCCCGTGAGCCGAAAAGCGCGCAAACGCCAAGCCGAACGCGAACGGGCCCGCCAGTCCGCCAAGCCCAAAGGGCAGACCTCCGACACCCGCCGCGAGGTGACGCACGAGCTGTGGCGCCACTGCGGCGGGTACCTGCCGATCACCGACCTGCAGCCGCACTACCTGCGCGACCTCGGGCTGCGCGACGTCAACCGGGGGCCACGGTGAACCGCGCCGAGCGCCTCGACGCGCGAGAGAGAGTGCTCCTCGCTTTTGAGCGCGGGCAGCTCCCCATTCACCTCGCCGAGCGGCACCTCGAGGAGATCGACGGGCCAGCCCTCCGCCCGGTGGACCCGCCTGAGCGGCCGCGCCACCACGTCACGCCCGAGGTGCGAGCGCGCATCGTCGCTTTGCGCGCCCAGGGCCTCACGCAGCACGCCATCGCGCGGCGCGTGGGGTTCTCGCAGCACACGGTGCACAACGTTCTTAAGTTGATACCCCATGACTGAGCGCGCGCGCACGACACCCCATGATGGACTGCCCACCAACGGCTCGCCGGGTCTGGTGACGCCGGACGCGCCTCGATCCTGCGGCGCGAAGACGCGCGGCGGCGGCGCTTGTCAGAAGCCCCTCGGGTGGGGTACGGACCACCCTGGCCAGGGCCGCTGCAAACTCCACGGCGGCGCGACACCGGTGAAGCACGGCCGGTACAGCAAGATCCAGCACTCACGCCTGCGCGAGTTGCTGGAGCAGGCAGAGCAGGACCCGGATCCGCTGGACCTCACGCCGGAACTTTCCCTGCTGCGCGCCGTCGTGCACGACTACATCGAGCGGCACGCCAGCGTGTCCGACGCGATTATCGCCTGGCACGCCAGTCACAGCACCGGCTTCGCCGAGGCTGTGGCCTTGTGGCGTGAACGCCTCGCGCAGTACGTCGAGCACCTCGACTACACCGAGGGCGAACCAACCGACCTTCCGCCGGCGCCGCCCATCCCGGAGGCGTTTGAGAACAAGCCGCGCCAAGTGCCCGACATCGCCTCGGTGGCCACCCTGCTCGGGCAGATCGGCGCGATGGCCGACCGCATTCAAAAGCAACAGCAGCAGCAGTCGCTTTCCATGGCGGCGGTGAACCACCTGCTCGAGCAGTTCGCGCTGGAACTCTTGCAGGCCAGCAAGGAGGTGATCAGTGACCCAGCTACGCGCACCAAGCTTCTCGAAAATGTCGAGCGACGCTGGGCCACCATCCCCGTCCTCAATAAACCCGGCGGCTGACGCCCTGAAGCGGGCGCGCCAGGAGGAGGGTGTTCACGAGGGCCGGCAGGTCACTCTTGAGGAGTACTACCGCGCACGGTATCCGAAGTACACCATAGGCCGACACATCGAGCTGCTTTGCCGTGAGCTGGATAACCTCGGGCCGAACGAAGCCTTGATCATCAACATGCCGCCACGTCACTCCAAGAGCGAGACGGTGGGGGCGTTCATCGAGCGGTATATGGGACAGAACCCAGATCACGAGGTGATGTACACCTGCTACGGCTCGCAGCTGGCCACCGAGCGCTCCCGCAAAATCCGCAACTACGTCCGGACCAGCAAGACCTTCAGGAAGTTCTTCCCGACCTTCCGTCTCGCCGCCGACCAGAAGAAGGTCACCGAGTGGAAGACCGCCGAAGACGGTGGCTTCCTGGCCTCAGGCGTTGACGGCTCCCTCACCGGAAAGGGCGCGCACCTGCTGATCGTTGACGACCCGATTAAGGGCCGCAAACAGGCCGAGAGCGGCAAGATCCGGCAGACGGTGATCGACTGGTTCAAGGGCGACGCATTCACGCGCCTCGCGCCGAACGCGCGCATCATCATCATTCAGACCCGCTGGCACACAGAGGACCTCACGGGGTGGCTGCTGGACAACCGCCAGGATCCCGAATTCGGTGCGTTCAACTGGAAGGTCGTCAGCCTCCCCGCGATCGCGGAGCCCACCGAGGCGCACCCCGACCCACTCGGGCGTCAGGAAGGCGAAGGGCTCTGGCCTGAGCGCTTTCCAAACGAACGGTACAACGGCATCCGCAAACTCGTCGGGGAATATGACTGGGCCGCACAGTTTCAGCAGCGGCCGTACCTCAAGGGCGGCAACGTCTTCAGCGATCAACCCGCCGAGTACCCGAACGTCTACGACCCGCAGACCCTGCGCGGCCTCGGCGCGCGCATCACCGTCGTGTGCGACCAGGGCGCGAGCGACAGCAGCAGCGCCGACTACACCACCATCGAGGTGGCCGCGCACTGGGGCAGCGGCGTCGAGCACCGCATGGACGTCGTCGACGTCCGGCGCGGCCAGTGGGACCTCGACGAGCTGCTCGCGCAGACCCTCGCCGTGCAGAAGACCTGGGGCGTCGAGGTGGCCATCGAGTGCGTCATGAACCAAGTCGCGGTCGTGCAGTTCCTGGAGAAGCGCGGGCTCAAAACCAAGCGCCTCAACCCGCGCGCGATGGGCACGAAGTTCGTACGCGCCCTGCCCGCCTCGGCTGCCTGGAACCGCGGCGCCATCCGCGTGCCGAAAGCGGAGAACGTGCAGTGGAACGTGCCGGGCTTCGTGACCGAACACGCGCGCTTCACGGGCGCGGAGAGCGACGCGTCGAACAAGGACGACCAGGTGGACACCACCGCGTACAACTGGCTGCTGGGCGAGACCGGCGAGACCCGCAAGCCCAACCGCGCCGGCGCCGCCGGCCGCGCCGCGACCACGCCCGGCGGAACGTTCCGAGGAGGCACACGTGCACGACCGAACACTGGTGATCATCAGCCCCGCTGGGTGGGGCAAGACCATGCAGGCCCTCGGGGAGGCCTGCGAGCAGCTGGGGGCAGTTCTTGCCAGCGCCGCGCGGTCGCCGGAGGTGCAGTGCCTCTTGCGTCAAGCGGACGCCCTGCCAGAACCCCACGCCCAGCGCGCGCACTTTCGCGCGTACGTCTGCAGCCTGCCCGCACACCGAGAGGGGGTGATGCATGTTCAACGAACTGAAGCTCAGCTCTACCGAGCGCGCGGAACTCAGCCTCGCCCTCGGCCCACAGCGCGCCGCGGCGCTCCTCGAGGCCGCTGACGGCAAGCTCGCCCGCGCCCCCAAGGGTGAGCTCAGCGGCCGCCAGGACCCGGCGGTGCAGGGCACCGGCAAGTACTACACGCAGATCGACGATCCGCGCAAGGGCGGCCTGACGCGCCTCGACCCCATGACGCTCGAGCGACTGTCGCTCGACGGCCAGGTCGGTGCCGCGCTGGAGATCATCAAGCTGCCGATCCTGACCCTCACGCCGGAACTGCTGCACCCCGACGAGGAGGTGCGCGAGCTGCTGCAGCACGAATTCGACCGCAGCAAGGTGCAGCTCATGAGCGAGCTGATGACCTCCCTCGAGTTCGGCTTCGCGGCCGCCGAGAAGGTCTTCGCGTACCGCGACACCACCATCGAGCGCGATGGCGTCACCTTCTGGGAAGGCAGCGCGGTGGTGTACGACCGCTTGAAGTTCATGCACCCCACCGCGGTGGAGCTGCCCATGGGCCCGAAGGGTGAGCCGCTCGGCTTCAGGCAAGTCTCGGGCGGCACCGCCGAAGTGCCCGAGGACAAGGCGCTGATCTACACGTACGGGGAGCGCTTCGGCAACCGCTACGGCAACCCCCGCACCCGCCGCGCCTACAAGTACTGGTGGTGGGGCGAACTGATCTACCAGTTCGCCAACCGCTACTTCGAAGACCAGGCGATCCCCCAGCGCAAGATCTTCTACGAGCCCGACCCGCAGCTCACCGACGCGATCAATCCGGCGAGTCCCCTGGTGGACAAGAACCTCGACGCGGCCCTCAAGGTGGCCGAGGACAGCCGCAGCGGCGCCGCGCTCGCGTTCCCCCTGCAAGACGTCCGCACCGACACCAGCCAGGAGTACAAGCGCGGCTGGGACATGGAGTTTTTGCAGGGCCCCAACAAGTCGGCCGAGTTCACCGGGTACCTTGACCACCTCGACCTCAAGAAGATGCGCGCGATGTTCGTGCCGGAAAAGCTCACCAACCAGAGCGGGCCCGGCGCCACCGGCAGCTACGCCATGGTGGAGAGCCTGGCCGACTTCTTTTTAATGGGCGAGGAGGCCTTCGCGGCGCACCTGCTGGAGTTCCTCGCGGCCAAGTGGGCGCGGCCGCTGATCGACTACAACTTCGGCACCGGCGTGGTCGACGCGCGCTTCGCCCCCGCCAAGCTCGCTCAAAGCAACCGCGCCTTTCTGCAGGACTTCATGAAGCAGTTCTACGGGCAGCTCGTCACGAGCTACCAGGCGCCGCCGGTCGTCGACATCGAGGCCCTCGCCAAGGACCTCGGCCTGCCCCCGATCAAGCGCGCGCACGACGGCGTGACGAAGCAGGGCGTCGCCGAGACGGAAGGGCGGCTCCCCACGCCCAAACCTCAGGCGGGCGTGCAGGCGAGTCGCCCAATCAAGCTCGACGTGCCCGGCGCGCGCAAGGCCACCTACGGCCGCGAGTGGGAAACGCAGACCAAGGCCTTTCAGGAGTTGCTGGGGGAGGTGTACACCGACTGGGCGAACGGCACCGCCCGGGCCCTCGGCGAGGCCTCGCCCGAGACCCAGGCGGTCGTCCTGCAAGAACGCCTCGCCAGCCTGCAGTCCCTTGCGGTCAAGGCGTACCGCGAGGCCATCCCGGCCGGCTACGCCCTCGGCCTCGGCCCCACGCCCACGCCCGACAGCCTCGCCGCCCTGGCGCAGCGCCTGAAAGGACTCGAAGATCAGCTCGCCCGCACGATCGCCACGGTCGGCGAGAAGATCGCCGCCGACCTGCCCGGCGCGACGGCCGCCGAGCTGCCCGGCCTGATCCAGGTGAGAATGGGCTACGTGACGAAGCAAGCCGGCGGGGACTACTGGGCGACCATCGTGAACGGCTGGGTGGATCAGCGCGCGCAGCGCGAAGCCGACCCGGAAGTTGTGCACGGCAAGATCCGCTGGGTGCTCGACAACCTCGCCTCGCACTGCCCGGACTGCCCGAGGTACGCCGGCGAGTACGACTCCCTCGCGGACCTGCCCTGCTTGCCGGGCGACGGCACCACCGAGTGCGGCATCTACTGCCGCTGCTGGCTGGAGGAGCAAGACCCGGCGACGGGCAACTGGTACAGACGAATTCACGACCTCTGAGGCGCGCCAGCACAACTCGGCCGCCGTGTATACGTTAGATCAACATGTTGATCTAACGTATACCGATGCCCAGCTGAGTCGGCACGATGTCGGCGATGATCCCCGATAGCGCCAAGCGCGCCGCGCGTCTCACTGCGAACGTCCGTACGGTCTCCCACATGACGAAAATCCTTCGAGTCATGGCGGCCACCACCCAGTTCCTGATTCAGCTTCACTTGCTGCTGCACGCACTGCACTTGGTGCATGACGACGTGCAGCAGTGGGCGAACACGTTCGGCAAGCTCGTTTGACTTGCCACCCCCTCAAGCGCGTTCCCGGCCGGGAACGCGCCTTCTCTTGGAGGTTCCATGGAACTCAGCGCAGACCAAATTCGCCAGCAACTCCAGGCCCTGCTCAACCCTGGCACAGGCGAGCAGCCGGACGGCACCTGGATCAGCGCGCCGAACTGGATTCGCGACACCTACGCCACGTATTGCGTGTACCAGAACGACGTTGACGGCAAGCTCTACCGCCAGGACTTCGCGGTGGACGGCGCGAACGTCACGCTGTCCGGCAGTGCCGCCGAGGTGATCGTCGCGTACGCCACGCCCGGCGAGATGCCCGCCACGACCGAGGGTGAGGGCACGCCGCCCGAGCAGCCCGCGCCCACGCTTTCGCGCCACATCCTCACCGGCCTGCTGCGCGGCGGCGCGCGCGTTCTGAACGCCAACCTGCAGGCCGCCATGGTGGAGGCGGCGACGGCCGGGGACGCCGAGACGACCGCGGCGATCGCCGGCATCCTCAAAAAGCAGCAGGCGGCCACCGAGGATCCGGCCGCGGTGGCCACGGGGGGAGCTGCCCCCGCCAAGCCGGGCGAGCAGAGTGTAAAGCCGGATGTAAAGCCCGCCGAAACAGTACAGCTCGACGAGCCCAACCCGGCCGAGGCGCAAGTGCGCGAGGCCGCGCAGACGGTGCTCGCCGCGAAGTACCCCGGCGCGACCGTGGAGATCACGGCCGTGCAGCTCGGCGCGGCGACCGAGGGGGCCGAGGGTGACGTGACGTTCACCGTCACCGACGCCCCGGCCGAGGACGGCGCCGAGCCGGTCGTCACGAAGTACACCGTGCACGTGACCATCGGCGCGGACGGCGCGCCCGACGTGGGTGAACCCGAGGAAGTCACTGAGGCGCCGCCCGAGCAGGTCCCGCCTGCAGACGGCGCGGTCGTGATGGGCGCCAAGCCCAGCAGCTCCCGGCGGTACTTCACGCCGCTCAAGCCCACGCTGCTTTCGGACACGAGCGACGCGACGTGGGTGAACGTCATCAACCTCGGTACGTACGAACACGAAGAGTACGGCACCGTTACCTTCAGCGAGGACGACTTCAAAAGCTGGAAGAAGAACCTCTCCGCCGGCGTGTTCGGCGGGATCGGACCGGACGGCAAGCCCCGCATCGCCGCCGACTACGGCCACGCGATGGACGACCCGAATGCCGACCCCAGCACCCAAAAGGCGGCGGGCTACATCACCGACCTCAAGCTGGAGGGCGAGCGGGTCTACGCCAAGGTGGAATTCACGAAGAACGCCGCCGAGGCGGTGCGCAACGGTGAGTTCTCCTGGTGGTCGGTCAGCGTGCACCCCGGCGTGATGGACACCGGCGGCGAAAACACCGGTCCCGTGATGCTGGGCGGCGCCCTCACCAATCGGCCCTTCATTCCCGGCCTGGAGGCCATTCAACTCTCGGATCTCCGCCCCGCCAAGGCGGTGCAGCTGCAACAGCAGCTCGCCGCGCGCGACGCTGAAATCATCACGCTCAGGCGCCAGAACTTCGACGCTGCCCTCAAAGTCACCCTCGACGTGCTTCGTCGCGCCGGCGTGCCCCCGGTTGTGATCAACCTGGCCCGCCCCGTGCTGGAGCGCGACTTCGACCACGAGCGCACCGTCAAGCTTTCGCGTGCGGGCAAGGTCATTGAACACAAGCCCGGCGAGCTGCTGGTGCTCGCCCTGCTGGAGTTCGCCAAGACCGGCAAGGTGGCCACCCAAGAGGTGATCACCTTGCAGCAGGACCACTCGACCGTCACGCTCGACGCGGCGATCGAGGAGATCAAGCGGGACAAGCCGAGCATCCGTCACAAGGACGCCATCCTCGCCGCCCGCTCAAAGTACCCGCACCTCAAGGGGTAAGGGTTCCGCCCTTCGTTTTCAACCGCTACCCAGGAGGTAGAACACCATGGCTCAACGTGGACAGTCCATCGCTTTGCTCGCCGCCGTCGCGCTGACGGCCCGCACGCTCGTCAAACTCACCGCCAGCAAGACCGCCAGCACGGCCGTCGCCGCGGCGGACCAGCCGGTCGGCGTGGTGGAGTTCGGCGTGGCCGCCGGGCAGAACGCGACCGTGATGGTCAGCGGCGTCAGCAAGGTCGTCGCGGGCGCCGCCTTCGCGGCCGGCAGCAAGATCACCGCCGACGCGCAGGGCCGCGCGGTCGCCGCCGCCCCTGCGGCCGGCACCAACAACGGCATCGTCGGCATCGCCATCGAGGCGGCCGCCGCACTCGGCGACGAGGTCGACGTGCTGCTCAGCCCCGGCGTCTTCCAGGGCTAAACCTCACGCGCCCGCCAGCCCCGCGCTTCAGGCGGGGCTTCGTCATTCCGCCCTTTTCGCGAAAGGAGCCCATCGTGGCTTACGAATTCAACCCCAACGACGTACACGCCCAGCAGGCCCTCAACGACTTCTCGGTGCGTTACCAGAACGAGGAGACCGTGTGGCGTGACGTCATGCCGCTCAAGACGGTCAAGAAGCGCAGCGACAGATACTACGTCTTCGACCGCGCCACCGCCTTCGAGCAGACCGACGACACCACCGCCCCGAACGCGGACGCGAACGAGATCACCCTGAAGATGTCCGACGACAACTACAGCGTGAAGGACCACGCGCTCGCGGCGTGGGTGCCGGTCGAGACCATCGAGAACGCCGACGACGCGATCAAGCCGGAGCTCGACGCGGCCGAGAGCGTGCGGGCGCAGCTGGAGAACCGCCACGAGGTCCGCGTCGCGGGCAAGATCTTCGTGGCGGGCGCGTACGGCGCGCAGAACAAAGTCACCCTGGCGGGCGCCAGCCAGTGGAGCGACTACGTGAACAGCGACCCGCTGTCCGCGCTGATGGCCGCGATCGACGCGCTGATCGTGCGCCCCAACCGCTTGCTGCTCGGGGCCGACACCTGGCGCGTATTGCGCCAGCACCCCAAGCTCGCCGCGGCGATCTTTCCGCTCGGCGGCAACGCCAACCGTGGCGGCACCCTGGCGACCGCCGAGGCCCTCGCGGCGCTGCTGGAGCTGGACAAGGTCGTGATCGGCCGCGCCCGCGTGAACACCGCCGCGCCCGGCCAGAACGCCAACATCGTGCGCGCCTGGGGCAAGCACGCGCTGCTGTACAAGTTCGTCGAGAACCCCGGCCAGAACGACGTCACCCTCGGCGTGACCTTCAGCGAGTCGCAAAGCAACCCGGTGCGCGACATCGACAAGAAGAAGGGTGTCAAGGGCTCGGTCTACATCAAGGACGGCTGGAACGAGGACATCAAGATCGTCGCGGCCGACGCCGGGTACTTCTTCGAAAACGCCGTCCAGTAAGCCCCACAACCTGCCGCTTCTCTGCCGAGGGGGTGGACACGCCCCCTCGGCGCCTTGAATTCGTTTTCCCTTTCGCCCCCAGGAGGGCCC